ATGAAAACAGTAGTTATTAAAGAGGTAGAATTACCATTGTTGCCACCTAGAGGGTGGAAAAAGAAAGTTGCAGAGGTGGCCGGATGTTGTGAAAAGACAGTATACAACGCCTTGCGTGGAAATCTTAAAGGTCCACAAGCCAATAAAGTACTTGAGGTGTACAAACAGTTATTTGGTAAGGTAACTAAGTCAGAAACAGTAGACAAATAAAATTATTATCATGGAAACAAGAAATTACAATCAGCAGGCTACGGGTCTGCAAACTTTCTTCAATGGCAACACGGGTGTCAACATCAGGGTGAAAATGATTAACGGTGAGTCATGGTTTGTCGGCAAGGATATATGTATTGCCTTGGAATTAGCAAACCATAAAGACGCACTTTCTAGGTTGGATTCCGACGAAAGAGATGGGGTCGGTATTACCGACCCCATGGGTAGAAATCAGGAAGTTACGGTTGTAAATGAGTCCGGTTTATATCATCTTATTTTCCAATCCCGCAAACCTGAAGCAAGAGCTTTCCGTAGATGGATCACCAGCGAAGTCCTCCCCGCAATCCACCGCACCGGCAGTTATTCCCTTCAATCTCCCCAGCGTCAGCTATTACCCGCACCCAAATTCCGTCCGGCATTTATCAAATGGAAGGAAAGAAACCGCAAGTTCCTGAGCAGAAAGGAACTGTTTGCCATAGCCAACGGCTTTCGCCTTACTTACTCCCATGTCCGTAAGGTATACTCGGGTAACACTGTCAGCGCAAGAGTCCTTGACGCTTTGATCAAAGCCGCCAGGAAAAATAGAGAAGCGGGTATTGAATACCCCGAGCATACCACTTACGAACGTCTGCTATTTGAATGGGAGGAAATGCAATGATTACTTACACAATGGGCATCAACCTGGAATATCTCCGAATTGTAATATCAATCTGGCGTGAATACGGTATGCTTTGCCCGGTCATTATTCCAAAGGATCAGGATAAAGAAGGACCTATTATGATAAAGATCGGACCGACAACTGAGGAAAAGGTTTCGGAAATGGTAGACAAAATATGGAACATAGCCGGAGCTAAACGGCTGGTCAAAGAAATTGAAAAATAACCAGTTTGTAATAAGAACTTTTAATTTATCATGGTTTATTACCCCATGCTGCAGCGGCAGCAAGATTATCCCGGTCCGTGAGGATAAGGATATTTCTGAAATATTTTCCATAAATGTAAAGTATTTAGCAAGCTGCGAAAGCAGCACAACTGCCCTGGTTCGTGATGAATAGGGGCAGATTTTAAAACGATTTATCAACCCTTTAAAAATAGATTAAAATGACAAAAAGACAAGAATTAGGACGGATGTTCAGGAAACTGGAGGCATTCTGTAAAAGGAACGATATTCAGATCCTCGCAGTTGCGGGCTACGAGGATAACGATGAAAACCTGACGTGCATTTCCTATACGCGTAATGGCGGCTCCCTGGTACCAATGATGCATGCAGAGATGGAGATTAACCATCACCTTGACGAATGCATCAAAGAGGTGGCAGATTCGGAAGGACGGATTCAGCTTCTGAATAACAAGAAACAATACTAACAAAGTAAAATAAGTGAGATATGAAGACTATAGATCATTTTTACAGTCAGGAAACGGAGAATCGTACCCCTCAAACGGAAACTCCGTCAGTGGCTGAACAAATAGCAGAGGTGCAAGGGCATTTGCAATCACTGAGTGGAATTTTCGATAAGACCCCTTATCGACTGTCAGGACAATATCGCAGATGTCAAGTTGAAATTGAAGCACTGTCTCGGATATTTGGAGTGCTGCAAAGCGAAGAAGAAGCCCGTCAGGATGATTTATCCACTTCTTCTGTTCGCGTTGAGAGGGAGATAGCGAGATATATTTCAGGATGTCTTTCAGATTCAGACGAACAAATGAGAGATATTCGTCATATCCTTTCTCTTTTAAAGTCTTATGGAGTCGTTCGACCTCTTCCCGGTGGAAAGTGCAGCGTATCTCTGTTGCAGATACATCTGATTTTACAAGATAATTTTCAAGACTCATGGTTGTGTAAGTTATTAAATATTCTGTTGGGCTGCTCTCCTGATGTAGAGACAAAAACCATTCAATTCTAAAAACGGTATAAAGGTAATAAAAACAATTTAAAAATGAAAAAGCAGCAAATTATCGACCAACTGGTTGAACATGTAAAAAAAAACATGCGAGGAGAATGAGATATCCATATTCATGCTAACTGGGTATGATGAAGGAGACCGTATTGCTTCCGCTCAGGTTGTGGAAGCCAACGGAGAGCATCTGTTTAATATGTTCCGTGGAATAATGAGAGACAACCCTGACATAGCCGATGTTATCGGACATGCCCACGCTTTCCACTTCCTTCAAAAGCTGCAATCTCCACCACCGGGGAGTGTAGAGGAATTCCTTAGAGAATTCCGACGTGCTATGCATTCTTCTGATCTGCCGTCTATGAATTAGTGATAAATAAAGGAGCAGTCAAGGAACCTTCCGTTCGTTTTCAGGATTACGTACTTAACCATTTTCATAACTATATAATTTTTCGATAGGTGGTAAAAAGAGACGGTAAGGCGGCCTTCATTCCCGGTTCGATGCCGGGAACTGCACAAGAGTTAAATGAATGATATGGAATACTATAATGACATACTTTGTATATCTCATGATGACCTGACGCGTAATGATGCCGCTCCCGGAAAGCCCAGCGATGCGATCATGTCTGTAAGTAATTATTATAAATTGGCAAACGAGGAGGAGATTAATGTAGTCCGTCCCGGGAAGGGATTCGGCTGCTATGCCCTTGTTGAGGTCGCAAGTCTGCCCGAGAGATTCCTTTTCAAAGTGAAGAAGAAATACCCAGGAGAAGGACGCAATCTTATCCTTCATAAATGGTTTGAAGAACATTATTACATGGATGAGAGGGCACGTACCTGGTTCAGTAATTTCCGTTTCGAGAATGGTAAGCCGATCAATCCTGAGAAATTGTCGGAATATATCGTCAACGCCAATGTGTTGAATTCCGTCATCGATTTGCTTGGTGACCGCAAGACGATGCGCAGAGCCATGCAGGGAGGTCGTGTAAAATGGGATGAAATGTCCGAGGCGGTCAGTTTCTTCAAACAGAAGTATAACCATACCCTTCCGGAAAACGTGGCCCGTTTCAAGCAGAAAGTCAACAAATACCGTTCTGAAGGATATATTGTACTCATAGACCGACGCGACATCAACCAGAGCGCACGAAAGGTTACTGTAATGATTGAAAAGCTGCTGCTCTCCATTGCCGCGCTTCCTACCAATCCTTACAACAACACCGTCAAGGAACGTTACGAACAGTTTATGCGTGGAGAAATTGATATTTGCGATCCACGTACCGGCGAGATCTTTTCTCCGGAGGATTTTCTAAACAAGAAGGGGGAAATCGTAGAGCTCTCGGACAATACAATCTGGAATTATCTGAATAAGCATAAGAATAAGGTTGTTCTTGAAAGTATGCGTATGTCCTGGACAGATTTCAACCATATGATACGTCCTCATCACAGACGTCACAGTCCGTTCTTCTCGTTCAGCAAGATTTCGCTTGACGACCGTGATCTTCCCCGCAAGGCTGCTTCCGGACGTCCGAAGGCTTATTATGCCTATGACGTAGCCAGTGGCTGTGTTATCGGATATGCATACAACAGAAAGAAGAATGCTGATCTTTTCATCGACTGTATCCGCAATATGTTCCAGACTATTGAGAGAAACCATTGGAATGTGCCGGCACAGGTAGAAGTTGAGAACCATCTGGTCAATCAATTTGCAGATGGGCTGATGCAAGCCCAAATGGTATTTCCCATTGTCCGCTGGTGTGCTCCGACCAATTCCCAGGAAAAGCGTGCCGAACATCTGAACCGCGCCAAGAAGTATGGCGTAGAGAAGAATAATCATCCGGGTATCGGACGCTGGTATTTGAAAATGAGTATCAACCGTCCGAAAGTGGAAAAGATCTATGACGAAGAGAACAACAACTATAAAGAAAAGATCTATGACTTTGACGAGCTTGTTGCGGATGATATTGCCGACATCAATGAATACAATCACCAGTTGCATCCCAACCAGGCAATGTATCCCGGGATGACCCGCTGGCAGGTATTGTGTGAAAATATGAATCCGGACCTCACACCTGTCAACAAGGCGGTGCTTTACCGCTATATTGGCGAGAATGTCAGCACCAGTATTGTCAGGAACCAGTCCTGTCAGGTACAGGGAGAGCATTTCTGGCTTTCCTCTCCGGAGATTATCGACAGGATGCAGCCGGGAAACAACAAGGTGACTGCCTATTATCTTTCTGATGCGAACGGAAATATCCCCGAGGTATATGTGTACCAAAACGACCGCTACATTGATACATGCAAGAACCTGGGCCGATATAACGAAGCGGACGTAGAGCAGACCGATGAGGACCGCGCGATCATGTTGGAACAGGAGAAATACATTGCCCGTTTTGATAAGATGGTCAAAGATAACAAGCCTGGAAAGATCACCATTATCCCCAAAGACGAGAAGGAATGCGTGGAGGATGCAGTTTGTGATGATGTTGGAGAAATCTATACCGACGATGCATTTGATTTCAAGGAGGAGGATTACAACAAGTATCTTGATCCTGAATATGCACGCAGGATGGCAAGACAAGCTCTTTAAATTCGAATTAAATAACAATTAAATAACAATCTTATGAAACTAAGTAAAGACATCAAGGAACGTATCTGGAAAGCGGTAAAAAAGGATCGCGCCAAATATGAGTATGACAAGAATCATGCAATAGCACTGGGAATTAATCCGAGCGTATATAGTACTATTAATAAATACGGTTTTAAAGACGGAATACTGGATGATGGCATTTTGATTAGCGTTGCCCGCCGTCTGGGTGTTGCCCTGCGTGACGAAACTCCCTGGAAGATAGCCAGGACTCCTGTTTTTGTCTATATTACCGAGCAATTGGAGATGTGCCAGCAAAGCAGTCTGAGTGGTTTATTCTGTGATTGCTGCAATATCGGCAAGACATTTACGGCAAAGGCATATATAAACAATCACCCTAATGCAATATATGTAGACTGCGGTCAGGTAAAGACCAAAATGCGCATGATACGTTATATAGCCCGTCAGTTCGGATTGAACGGCAATGGAAGGTATGCTGACGTATACGATGACCTCATCTATTATCTGCGCGGGATCGAACATCCGCTCATCATCCTGGACGAAGCCGGAGACATGTCCCCTGAGACTTTTCTTGAATTGAAGGCTTTGTGGAATGCGACAGACAGGACATGCGGATGGTACATGATGGGTGCCAATGGTCTGAAAGCCAAGATCAAGCGTAATCTGAATTCAGATACATTGGGGTATGAAGAGATGTTCAGCCGTTATGGTGACAATTTCAACCGCATAACTCCGGAGGATGAGAGGGAACGTGTGAAATTCCTTAAAGCCCAGGCGGCTATGGTAGCTAAGGTGAATGCTCCGGAAAATGCTAACATTAATGCTATCGTAAACTTAAGCGAGGGTAAGCTCAGGAGAGTTTATACCGAAATCGAAAAGATAAGGAGGGAACAGAACAATGCCTAGGAAGAAGAACGTAAAGCGGGCATATTCTCCGGAGGAGTTATACAGGAAGAAATGTCCGGAGATGGCCTTTGATGGGGTATGGAAAGAAGTATTCGGGCGTCCTGCCCCTATAGGGATGTGGGTTATATGGGGAAATTCTGGTAATGGCAAATCGTCATTCACTATGCAGCTGGCAAAATATCTGTGCCGTTTTGGCAAGGTGTTTTACAATTCCGTCGAGGAGGATGTCCGTAACACATTTATCAACAATGTCCGCCGTAACAAGATGGAGGAGGTGAACAAGCAGTTCAAGACCGGGAATCTTACTCTCGATGAACTGGAGGAAAGAATGAAGAGTTCCAGAAAAGAGGATATATACATTATAGATTCCTTCCAGGCAATGCGGTTCACTCACCGTGGTAAGATGGATTACGAGGCTTTCTGCAGCCGTCATCCTGACAAACTGATCATCTTCGTCAGCCGTGCCCAAGGTAATCTGCCGCAAAAACAGCCTGCGATAGATTGTATGTATGATGCGGATGTCAAAATATGGGTGGAAGGTTTTCAGGCTGTATGCAAAGGAAGATTTGAGACCAATCCCGGTAAATCGTATATCATATGGGAAGACAGGGCGGTCAAATACGGAAATATTAATCCTTTAAAGAAGACGCAGAATGAAGAGCAATGACAGACCTTCCCGTCCGGTATTCTATGCCACCAATCGCCAGAAGACCACGATTCATAACCTCAAGCGTAAGAAGGGGCTGGATGATGATACTTACCGTGCCACGATCTACAGCTTCACTCACGGACGTACCGATTCATCGAAGTATATGTACAGGTACGAAGCTGCCGAACTGATTCAGAAATGGCTTGATCCCGAAGGCAAAAATGAGAAGCGGCAGAAAGAGCAGAAGGAAGTTGTTGGAGACATCTATGGGCTGTCATTCAGTATCGGTATTCTTAACAAGGGATACAGCAGTGACGATCCTAATGAAGTTGAGATGAACAAGGCAAAGATATCCTCTTTTCTGAAAAAACGGGGAGCTATCAAAAAGGAGATAGGCCAACAGAACCTGGAGGAACTGAAAGAGACCTTGAAGCAATTACAAACGATTAAGAGCAAGGAGGGAAAATGAAATGGATGTACAGCCTGATGATCATCGCCTGTGTTCTCAAGATCATCATCACGGACGATTGGGAGGTAAGATGCTGGGCTTTCAGCTGCCTGTTATGGGTGCTGATCGCTTCCGGGAATAATAATGATAATGACAACAATGAGAGAAACCAACATAGTATTAATTATTAAAACCAATTTTTATGGCAAAGACAAGAGTAAAAAAGACGGTTATTACCGGCGTGACAAGTGAACAGGTAGAAGCGGCATTGAGCGAATTCTCACAGGCTGACTCAAGAATTCAGAAGATCACCGCTGAGATGGAACTGAAGATTACCGCCATCCGTGACAAGCATGCGGATGAGCTGGCAGAGCTTCAGAAGAAAAAGGACGACTCGATGGAGATCCTTCAGGTATTCGCTACGGAGAACAAAGAGAGTCTCTTTTCCAAGACAAAGAGTTATAAGAGTGCACATGGAATATTCGGATTCCGGACAGGTACTCCCAAGATCAAACAGCTGAAGGGCTTTACAAAAGAGTCTGTGCTTGCTCTGGTGAAAGCTATTCTTCCGGATTACATCCGCACAGCGGAAGAAGTCGCGAAGGACCGCCTGCTTGCTGACCGTGATAAGGAAGAGGTAGCAGATAACCTGTCTAAATGCGGTATGGTCGTAGTACAAGATGAAACATTCTATGTGGAACCAAAGAAAGAGGATCAGTCGTCCTAAATACTCATATGCTCCCATCGGTAGCCGGTGGGCGGTTTATCACTGGTTGGAGATAGGAGATATCCTCGAGGTAGACAAGGTTGGTGAATTCCCCACCAGTGAAGAAGCACGCAAAGAATGCTACCGGCTTAACGGCTGGAAATATGAAGAACCTGAGAAGAGAAAGAATAACCTCAAGTATTAATAATTTAAATTTTACATTATGAATGAAATTTATTGGATGACCATAGTTGGTAAACTGTCCACCGCCTTGATGGTCGTATGGATTGTAGCTTTGATAATTGTCCTTGGTATGTTGTTTGTCCTGGCAGCTTCGGAGGGTGATGTAATCGATGATGAGGACAGCGCACACGTATTCTTCAAATGGTTGAAGCGCTTTGTTGTCTGTGGTGTAATAGCGGCAATGGCGAATATTTTTATTCCGACGACCAAAGAAATGCTTCTTATCTATGGTGTCGGTGGCACGATTGACTATATCAAGACGAATGATACGGCAAAGCAGCTTCCTGACAAGTGTATCAAAGCGCTTGACCGTTTTGCAGATAAATATATTGACGAACCTGAAAAAGATAAATAATTATGGGAATGCACACATGGTTTGAATGTAAGATCCGTTACGAAAAGGTAATGGAGAACGGAATGCAGAAAAAAGTGACTGAATCTTATCTGGTAGATGCTCTCAGCTTCACGGAGGCGGAAGCACGGATAATAGAAGAGATGACTCCCTTCATCTCTGGAGTGTTTACCGTCTCTGATATCAAACGCGCCAACTATAGCGAGATATTCCCCAGCGACGCAGAGTGTGACGACCGCTGGTTTAAATGTAAACTGTGCTACATCACATTGGATGATAAGAGCGGAGCCGAGAAAAAAACAAGTACCTATGTGTTGGTACAGGCTTCGGACCTTGAACGGGCGAAGAAGAACCTTGATGCCGGCATGAAAGGCACAATGGCAGACTATCAGGTGCCCTCAGTCGTAGAAACAGCTATCATGGATGTATATCCTTATACGGCTGACAAGGATGCCAGACCTGAACCGGACGAAAAGAAAAAGGAGGAATGAGTAATCCAAAGGTAGTTGCAGTCCTGCTCATTGTATGTGAGCAGGACTCCCTTAACGATCCGAAAGAAACGGTGAGCAAGGTTGGCATGGAATATGATCTGCCGCAGATTAAAGTAGAAGGCACCAATTATGCGATAGATTCCTTCATACATGAAGAGAGTAAACGAGTACGTTTTGGCTGGCATACACGTGACAAGCCTTTCCATCCGCAAGATTTCAGACGGAAAGTCAACCGGCACCGCATCAGGAGCCGGTGCTTTTAAAGACAATTTAATTTCCATTTAAACGACAATCTATGAACTTAAAAGAAAACAAAGACAAGAAGTCGATGAGGGCTATCCTTCAGGATGTTTCCCGTGTGACGGGAATATCAAAGGTTCTGATCCTTTCTCGTGTCAGGAAACAGAAGGTGGCTGATGCAAGAATGCTATTCTGTCACATGGCTCGTAAGGAAGGCTATCTTTTGCGTGAAATCGCATCTTTCATCGGAAAGAGTTACTCCCGTGTATCGATGGCATGTTGTGATGTGGTACTGAGAAAAGATACGTTTCGCCCATTCATTGACAAATTATCCGCATCCGTGAAGACGTTGTCTGATACAAGGAAAAGGAAATGTGTGCTGACACTAAAGGAAGGCGAACATGAATGGCAATTAAAGGCTTACCAGTTCCCTGTTGGGATACGACATGAGGGTAAGCGTCCTGACAGGGTAATCATTGACTGTTATCAGGAGTGTAATCAGAAACAGTTATTAGAATTATCCAGATATCTGGAAACTATTGCCAAGGCAATGGCAATTCAAATTGAACAATTATGAATAAAATAAGACTAATACTTCGTTGGTTATTTATTCCATTGTGGACTACACTATTTTTTGTGTATTTGCTTAT